TTCAAATTTATGCACAGCCAATTTTAAAGTCATTCTGTTACAAGTGTAAAGTAAAAAACCGAAAATGACAAAGCCTACAAAGCTAAAAATAATACAAGGAACGGCTCGAAAAGGTCGTTTATTGCCTGATGAATTTGAACCTGAGGCGGTCAATACTTTGGATTCCCGTTTGATTGAACATGAGTACGAAAAACAGGAATTTGAACTTATCACAACTGAACTTGCAAAGGTCGGAATATTGGCAACTATCGATATAAGTCTGATTGAAGCCTATTGCATCGAAGCGGCAAAGTATCGGGTGGCAATTGAGATGCTAAGAAAACAGGGTGTGATATTAGTAGGGCGAATGGGTAATTATATCAACCCTTGGCATATGGTATCGGAAAGGTCATTCGATAGGATGTTCAAAATAGGTCAATCGCTTGGACTAACCCCCACGGCACGGACAAAGATTTCTACTAAGCCACAGGCAAAGAAAAAACTTGACAATTTGTTAGATGGAACAGGCACTTAATTACGCAAAAGGGGTTATATCGGGCAAGATTGACGCGTGCATATACGTCAAACAAGCCGCGCAAAGGTTTATAAATGACGTAAAAGGCGCGGAATTTGTCTACAATGAAAAGGCTGCGATGCGTGCATTAAGGTTTGTGGAGTTGCAAAAGCATTCAAAAGGCGAGTGGAAAGGTAGAAGATTAATACTTGAAGACTGGCAAAGGTTTATTATTGCCAACTTATTCGGGGTATATCGTAAGGACGGACGCAGAAAATACACCCGCGCTTACTTGGAAATGCCAAAGAAACAAGGCAAAAGCCCGTTAGCTGCTGCGATAGGTAACTATATGCTACTTGATGAGGCAGACGGTTCACCCGAAGTTTACTCAGCCGCGACAAAGTTAGACCAAGCTGCGATAGTATGGCAGTACGCAGCGGATATGTTCAAGGACTTCAAAGATGAAGCGGATATCGATATTTCTATTTCATCTTCATTTAACAACAAGCGAATAGTTTACAATGGCGGTGTATTCCGACCGATTGCCTACGATGAAAGGGACAAAAACGACGGTTTAAGTGTAAGTTGTGCTATAATTGACGAGTATCACGCGCACCCATCGGACAGAATTTACAACGTTTTGGCTGACGGTATGGCTGCAAGGCGTTCACCTTTACTCTTAGCTATCACAACAGCGGGGCATAATCGGGATTCAGCGTGTTACAAACATAGGGAATACTGCGAAAAAGTCTTATCGGGAGTGCTAAAAGATGATGACTTATTCGCTTTAATCTACACAATTGACGAGGGGGACGCGTGGGACGATGAAAAAACACACCGAAAAGCGAACCCAAATTACGGTGTATCGGTTAAACCCGATTACATAAAAAGCAAAATTGCAGAAGCGCGGGAATCGGGAGTGAAAAAAGATAGCTTCATGATTAAGCACTTAAACGTATGGACAGACAGTTATCAAACATGGATAAGTTCAACGGACATAGAAAGAGTGAACCAAGGCTTTGAACCAACTAAAGGCGATTCGTGTTATGTCGGATTAGACTTGGCTTCAAGTGGTGACTTTACCGCTTTGGCTTTGAACTTCTTAAAAGACGGTGTGCATCGTATTAAGTTTTACTATTATCTACCAGAGGAAAAGGTTCGGCAATGGTCGGGAGGTATCGGGGAACAAATTAGAGACTGGGTAAGACAGGGATTTATCACGATGACGCAAGGCAAAACCACAGATTATGAGTATATCGAAAGGGATTTATTGAAGATTTCAGAGGACTTTAATATAGTTTCAGTAGGTTTTGACCCCTATAATGCTAAACAATTTGCTGCGAAAATGGAAGTTCACGGGCTAAATATGCGGGATTTCGGACAGAATATTACCAATATTTCCCACCCTACAAAGATGACAGAGGAGTTGATTTTGTCGGACAAGGTAATAATGGACGGCAACCCCGTGACTTCGTGGATGTTTTCAAACGTGGTAATTTATACGGACGCTAATTTGAATATCAAAGTGATTAAGAGCAAAGACCCGAATAAAAAGGTTGACGGAGTGGTGGCAATGATTATGTCAATAGGCGAGGGCATAGATGAAAATAATAAAGTAGAAGATTGGTTTTGGAATCCAGTATCATTATGACAGACCGCGAAATAAGAAAGCTAATAGTACCGCGCGAATTTGTAGCGGCATGGTTTAGGGAGTTACCCAAACATAAAACCTATGAAGCAGCCTATGAAGCTATTGAGGATATTTACGAAGACTACTTTGGTAGGCGTAGATATTCATGCTATGATTCATTTAGGGTAATAAAAGACAGAATCCACAAGGCAAAATAATTTTGCAATATCAAAAGTTTATGCTATACTTGCATCAATAAGTTCTGAAACGCCACATAGGCGCGTTTTCGAGTTTGATATTAATTCTACAAAAAAGCTATCTATATGGTAGCTTTTTTGTTTTACACTTGTAAATTTAAAACATTGTTTCACTAATAATTTTACAGATGTAATAAAATTTGCATCCGTGCGATTAGTTGAACAGTACCAACTGCAAAAAGTAGGTAAAAGGGTTAATGATGTGTACGGGGTGCAACTCCGTTCTAGCCTTTCTAACCCTCAACAATGGCTCTATGAAGCACTAGGGATTGAAACCGTGGGCGGTACTACGGTAAACGAAAAAACCGCAATGAGCCTTTCACCCGTTCACGCTTGTGTGCGGGTTATCTCAGAAGGTTTAGCAACCATGCCACTTAAACTTTATGTAGAGGACGGCAGAAATAAAACCATAGACAAAGAAAGCCCCGCTGCAAGATTAATAAATGAGCCTAACCCATACGACACGGGTGTTGGATTCAGAAAGTACATGGCAGCGGTTGCGGTACTACAAGGCAACTCATACGCCTATATTTTTAGAGATGGCGCGGGTAATCCGATTAATCTTCTTCCTTTACAGAATTGTGAAGTTACTCCAGTGTTGGGTACTGAGGGCGGTTTATACTATCAGGTCGCAACGGGTGACCCGATTTATAGAAATGTTCCTTCGGTAGTTAGTGCCTATGATATGATACACTTTAAAGGGTTGTGCATAACGTCACAGTTTGAAGGTATCAGCCCGATAAGATACCACGCGCAAATGCTAGGAACTGACCTTGCAGCTTGGAAAGCTATGAGCAACACGTTTAAAACAGGTACTAAAAAGTACATGGTAGCGAGTGATAAGCCTTGGGGAGTAGAGCAAATGAAGGCAACGCAGAAGTCAATGGAGCAAGTGTTGAATAATGATTCACTTGTTATGGCTGTTCCGTCGGGGGTAAGTGCGCACACTATCTCAATGACACCCGAAGAAGCGGGGTACTTGCAAGCTATTAATGCAACGGCTAAAGACATAGCTAGAATGTTTGGCGTTCCTGCTTCAATGATTGGTGCGGATGACGGGGGAAATAAGTCAAGTGTCGAACAAGATGCCTTAAACTTCTTAACCCAAACATTGCACCCGTGGGCGGTTTCAATCGAAGCGGAATTAAATAAGAAGCTATTACCTGAAAGAGATAAGGGCAAGAAATTCTACAAACATAATTTCAATTCACTTCTAAGGGCAGACGCGAACGCACGTTCTGAGTTCTACTCAAGAATGCACGCGATAGGTGCTATGTCGGCAAATGAAATCCGAATGTTTGAGGATATGAACACTTACAATAGTGGAGATACTCATTATGCCAATGTGAACCTTGTCCCAACGGAATTAATGCCACAATGGATTCAGGCGAAGATAGACAGCATGGATGCAGCCCAACAACAAACTAACAACCCTAACGGAAACAATTAATGGAAAAAAGAATATTAACGCTTGAAACAGAGGTAAGAACAGCGGGCGAAAATGAGCCTTCTGAGATTATCGGGCGGGTTATATCGAGGAGGAGATAGCCCCTGACGCATTCCGTGAAGCGGATTTGTCAGATGTATTGGTTGCCTTCAACCATGACCTAAACATTATCCTAGGACGTACAACAGCAGCAACGGCTGAAATAGACATTGACAGCGAAGGCAATTTAAATTACCGCGCGACAAAGATAGACTATGAAAACCCATCTGTTAAAAGTGCTGCAAGGTACATCGAAAGAGGTGAGGTAAGTAAGTCTTCTTTCATGTTTACAATTGACGATTACACATGGGAAGATTCTGAAAAGTACGGCAAGCGTATGAAAAGACTTATCACAAGAGTAGGCAAGGTTTACGAAGCTGGCCCTGTGACTATTCCTGCATACGAAGACACAAGCGCGAACAGCCGTTCACAGATTTTAGAAGCCCGTTCAAAATGGATTGAGGCAAATGAACCCGACAACGGCGAGGAATTCCGCGCTGAATATACAAAGAAATTTTACGAAACAATCATAAAATGAATACACAACTAAAACTAAAAGAAACCCGCGAAAGCCTTTCTGCAAAAGAAACTGAATATCGCGGTCTGTTGGGCGGCGAAATGAACGCTGAAACCCGTGCAAAATTGGACGGTATCTTGGCAGAGATTGAAACTTTGAAAGAAGATGAAAAGCGTTTCAACGCCGCTGTAGAAATGGAAGCACGCGCAGCTCAGGCTGTAGGCGGTGTATCAAGTTCAAGCAGCGAACAGAGAGAAGTGGCTAAAAACTTTTCTTTCAAACGCGCTATCGAAATGGCTCGCACAGGTAAAATCGAAGGATTTGAAGGTGAGATGCACCAAGAAGCAGAAAAAGAATACCGTGCTAGCGGTATTGGTGTGCAAGGTGTAGGTATTCCTACAATGGTTCTTAAGCGTGATATGACTGCAACAGGTTCTTCAGGAGCAGAAGGCGGATATGCCGTACAAACAAACGTAGGCGGCCTTATCACTGCGCTTTCACCAAAATTGGTTTTGGCAGGTTTGGGCGTTAGCATTTTCGATAACCTTGTTGGAAACCTTGATTTGCCTTCATTTGGTACTGAGCCTACCGCTGCGTGGGAAACTGAAACAGGTGCTGCCGATGAAGTAAACCCTGCTGCTACAAAAATCAGCTACAGCCCTAACAGATTGGCTGCGTTCGTTGACGTATCAAAGCAATTGATGATGCAATCAAGCCCATCAATCGAAGCGTATTTGCGCGACTTCTTGTTGCGTGCTGTAGCTTCTAAATTGCAGGCTGCTGCGTTGCACGGTAACGGTGGCAACATTGACGGTATTGCAGGTACTTCGGGTATCGGTTCTGTAGTTGGTGGTACAAACGGTGCTAATCCTTTGTGGGATGACATTACTAATTTGTACAAACAAATTGCTATTGACAACGCTGATATCGGAAACTTGGCATATTGCACAAACCCACAAGTTGTAGACAAATTGCAAAACACTCCAAAGCAGTCAAGCGGTGTTGAGGGTAATTTCATCATGAACCAACCTAACTTGCTTAACGGGTTCAATTGCGCTGTTACAACTTCTGTGTCAAGCACCTTGACAAAAGGTACTTCAAGCGGTGTTTGTTCTGCTATTTTCTTCGGTAACTGGGCAGACCTTGGTTTGGCTTCATGGGGTGGTATGGACATCCTAGTGAACCCTTACACCAAAGGCAAAGACGGTATCACTGAGGTGATTTTGAACACTTACCTTGACGCGAATGTACACCGTCCTACTAGCTTCGCGGCTATGTTGGATGCGACTACTTAATAGGTTTTTACTCCCACTTGCCCCGCTGCCGTAAATGGCGCGGGGTTTTGGGGTGAGATGAAGATAAAATTTATAAAGTCACCCGCTAAATTTGGACTTGCCTATTTCCAAGGCGATGAAGCTGAGTTTGAAGAAAAGCAAGCTAAAAGCCTCATAGATGCTAAATACGCGGTTGAAGTAGAACAGCCGAAAGCAAAGAAAAAAGCCGAATGAAAAACGTAGTTACTCGCACGTATCAAAGTACGTCTTACATCACAGTATCTGACCTAAAAAAACACTTAAGAATAGTCAGCAATGATGATGATATGTACATAGCGCGTCTTTTAGATGCGTGTTTTGAATACGCGAGTAACTTCGTTGGCTTTGAGATGCGCAAGTCTACGGTAGATTATTTCTTTGAAGATACCACGGACGGTAAGTTTCACATCCCTGCAAGGGTACTTTCTTTGACCTCGGTTAAATATCGCGATTCAAACGGGGATTTGCAGACAATGGCAAGCACTGACTATGATGAAGTCTTGACTATATCCGCGAATTACGGTTACGATGTGGCATTAATCAACTCCGCGCCTACTCTTTATGACCACGGATGGAGATATAAAATTACCGTTGTAGAAGGGTTCGGAATATCAAGCGATTCAATAGACGTTTCAAAGATGTTCCCTGAGGATTTAAGGCACGCTATTTATTTGTTCGCGGAACATTTGTACACTCAAAGAGGTTCGCAAGTAATTGGTACTATCGTGCAGCCTTTGGATTGGAACCACGAACATTTACTCTATAAATACGCAATAAGAGAATTCGTATGAACAGCGGGTTAATGGATTCTTTGATTCAAGTGCAAACGCCTACTTATACGAATAGTGCGTATGGGGTAGCGGTTAAACCTTCGGGATATTCTACCGTTAAAAACATATGGGCGAGGATTCAATACAACGGGGGCAGTGAAGCGATGGCAGCGGATAAAAGAGAATACCGCGAAACCGCGTCTGTATCGGTGCATTATATTGACGGAAATACCATAGGTGTAACGGATGTTTTATACTTCGATTCTAAGCGGTGGAACATAAAAGGCATCCAGCACATAGGACGTAGGCAATACATTAAAATGGAGGTTGAAAATGTCAGCTAAAGTTAAAGGTATTGGGGACGTTGTAAAGGCGTTTAATAATATGAAAGAGTTGGAGGTTAAAGATGTGTTAAGAAGCGCGGGGCAAGGCATAATAAACGCAGCACGGGCAAATTGTAAAAACCACTATGTTAAACCTCAAATTGATTTTATCACAAAGAACGAAGACAAATATCCGAACACT